CTTGAATGAAGGGTATAAGACGCAAGTGTATGAGGACGACAAGGGCAATAGGACTATAGGTATTGGCTTTAACCTAGAGGACAAAGCAAACCAAAAGTTTCTAAATCAACAGGGCATTGACATTAATGAACTATTCAAAGGTAGGGAGTTAAACGACAAGGAGATTAAAACCCTTTATAACCAGAGTTTGTCTCAAGCCTATGCTGACGCTCGTAAGTTTGATCCAAAGTTTGATAAACGTTCAGAGGGTGTAAAGATGGCTTTAACAGACATGAGCTTTAACCTTGGATTAACCAAACTCAATAAGTTTAAAAAGATGAAGGAAGCCCTTCAGAACGACGATTACATAACTGCTGCCGCAGAAGCACAGGATTCTAATTGGTTTAATCAGGTAAAAAACAGAGGCCCACGGACAGTATCACTATTTAAAAAATGACACCACAAGAATTTGCCAAAAAAAGAGTCGCTGATAAAATGTTTGGCTATGAAATTAGGGAAAAATTATTTCCTGGAGAAGATGAGTATTTTAAGACGCATGAAAATGTTGCTGGGATGGCTGCCGAAGACGGACAGATTATTCTTAATCCATATAGTAAGTTGTCTAAGCAAGAACTAGGTGCGGTTGCCGTAAACGAAGCACTTAGGCTCAAGATGCGCGATGACGATTTTGATCCACAGTTTCAGATTACTTCGGATCAGGTGTCATTATTCAAAGGAACGGCATATGAAAAGAACCCTAAAGCCATGCGCCAAACTATTCTTGCTAGAATTTATAGCGGAGACCCTAGCGCACTGGCTACCCCACAACAAAAGAAAGCACTAGAGGAGTATTTACAATAATGGCAGATAAATCAAAGATGAAGTGCAACGTGCCGCGCCGAGAGGTTCAAGGTGGAAAGAAGTTTGTCGTTAAGGGATGTCAGGGCGGAACTGAAAAGATCGTTCGCTTTGGAGATGCCAATATGAGCATTAAGAAAAGCCAGCCAGCAAGAAAGAAAAGCTACTGCGCTCGGTCTGGAGGAATCAAGGGAAAGACCAACAAACTTTCTGCAAATTATTGGAGCCGAAGGGCTTGGGACTGTTAAGTCTTAACGACTAACTATTATGAACAAATCCTGTAAACAATACAAGTCGAGCAATCAGAAGACGAATCAAAAGAAGTCTCAAGGCAAAAGCAAGCCAATGACAGCTTACGGCAAGCGCAAGAAGTGATGATACATTCGCGAGACGCGCTCGCAAATCAATAGCCTAGATTTCGTGACGCGTAAATAGCGTCTCTGAATCTACCATCTTTAGCACCGAATCGCAGCCTAAAATTTGTCCTGAGATTTGCTGCACGGTATGAGGTTCTGCCTCAAACATATTAGCAATGGCTTTTTCACGCATGAAGTGAACCTGCTTAATGAAGTGAGCGAACTCTTTGTAGTTACTGAGCGTTTCGATTGATTTTGTGATGTCCATGATTATTCGGTTTCCTTTACTGATACAATTTCCATTCCACGAAAGAGTGTCGCAGCTACTTGCTTTACGTCATCTTCGCTATTCGCAAATACAATAGCCTCACCAGAGCAAAGCACGTTGTAGTCCTCTAGCTTAGGGTTGCCTGATCTAAGCCACTCTCGCCATGTTACTCGGTATTTCATCGCTGCTCCATTCGTCTAATTGCGCCTACTACGTGCGTAGGTGGGTTGGCTGCTGAGTAAGCAAAGATGGGGTTAGGGGTAATAACAAGCCTGCCGTTTTTGCGCTGCATAGTCTGAGCTACTGCGATATGCTCCGGCGCACACCACGCATACTTATCGGACTTTGGTTTGGGGTCATTCATTCTCTATTCAGAGGATACCATAATACCCCACCTGTCAAGCACTAAAAACCTTTGCTAGAATTTAGTTAAGCAATTCGCTCCGGCGCAAAGGGAGTGGTTTAATATGTCCAACGAAGTAAAAAGTGAGAACGCTGACTCACAAAAAGTTCCAGCGATAAATACCAACATCACGCCAGAGGCTTTTGCCGTTCAGCGTGCCAAAGCTAAGGTGGCGGCCTCACAGCCAGAACCAAAGCCAAAGGAATTGGAACCACAGGAGGTAGAAGCAGAGGTAACTGACGACATGGAAGGGTCAGAAGCCGAAGTGGAAACGCCTGTTGACACCGAAGTGACCGAAGACGAACAGTCCGAGGAAGCTGAAAGTGAAGACGTTCATTCTAAAAAAATTGATTTAGACGACATCGAAAGCCTCTCTATTGAGGACTTAGATGCTTTGAAGAAGAAGCTCGGCGGCAAAGGCACACTAGCCCGATTCGCCGAACTAACATCAAAACGAAAGCAAGCGGAAGAACGCTTAACTGCTATTGAGGCAAAACTCAATGACAATAAGCCAAAGGAAGACCCACTTGCCGTCAAGAAGGAAGAGAAGAACCCCTACGCCGATATAAATACCATCGAAGATTTGCGAGATAAAGCTCGTGAGGTAGACGATGCTATTGAATGGGCAGAGGAAGTTCTCGACTCCAATGAGGATGCTGGGTCTGACGACTCCGTAGCCGTAATTGACAACAATGATGTTACCAAAGGTCAGGTAAAGAAAGTTCTGCGTGACGCTCGCAAGGCACGTAAAGAGCATCTCCCTAATCAACTGCAAGCTATACAAGCAGTCGAGACACGGAAGGCTCAAAAGGAACAGATGACCGCTTCAGCTCGCAAAGAACTCCCTTGGCTGGAAGGCGAAGACAACGACGTAAAGCGACAATACGAAATTCTTGTTAATCAAGACGTTATTAAGCAAGCCGTCAAAGCCGTCCCAGACCTTGAACCTTACATGGACTACATGATCGCTCACGCGGCAAGTTCCATCTACGGGCGCAAGGAGATCAAGATGGATGCTAAATCAAAACCTGCTATCAATGCTCCCTCTAATCCGGGGTCTAACGCAGCAGGAGCAGAACGTCCAGAGGCAAGGTTTTCAAAAGAGATCAAAGCCGTCCAAAGTAAATTCAAGGGATCTGGTAACCCAAATGACTTCGTAGCCTTTCGAACAGCTCAACTCTCTAAACGAGCAAATCTAAGTTAGATTTGTTCAAATTCTTAACAAACCACTAAAATGGCTTTTTCTAATACTTACGATACAACCAATAATGGTTCTGCGGTTTCTAACCGTGAAGACCTCCTTGATGTTCTGACCATCCTCGCTCCTGAGGAGACTCCAGTTCTCTCAAGTGCCTCTAAATCTAAAGCGAACGCTACGTTCGTAGAATGGACTGTTGACTCCCTCTCTGCCCCAGTTACGACTGGTGTTGCTGAAGGTGCTGACGTTACTTCGTTCACCGACAAATTCTCTAATCGCGCTCGTCTTGGCAACTATGTCCAGAAGTTCCGTCGTGATTACATGGTTTCCGATCTGCAAGATGCCGTTGAGTCGGTTGGCCCAGCTAAAGTTGCACAGGCAGAAGCTAAGGCTGTCCGCGAACTCAAACGCGACATCGAAGCAACGCTTCTCAGCACAAACGACCGCACCGTTGAAGATGGCGCAGGAGTTGTTTACGGTCTGCGCGGCTTGGGCGACTGGATTGATTCTGCTGGCCCTACGGATGTCCCTTCGGACTACCGCACGCCTGCTTCTTCGATTCACGCTTCGGGTGACTTCACCGAAACTGTTCTCAACAACCTCATCACTTCGGTTTACCGTGTGTCTGGTTCCACGAACAGCATGACGTTGGTTGCTGATACTGCCCTGCGCCGTGTCATTTCCGACTTCGCTCGCACTTCCGAATCGGCTGATTACAGCGTTCGCAATGTGAACTACCCTGGTGGTTCTGGTGAAATCAAGCTCAGTGTTGATATGTATTCCAGCGACCACGGCAACGTGTCGATTGTGAACATGAATCCTGACTGCGCTCCTGATACCACGAACAAGGACACTGGCTACCTCATCAACCCTGACTTCATCGGAGTTCCTGAGTTGATCACCCTTGGTTCTAGCCGTCTGCCTAACTTGGGTGGTGGCGAACGTGGTTACGTTGATTGGACTGGAACGCTCTGCGTTAAGCATCCTGGTGCTTTCGCTAAGATCACTGCACTCAGCTAACCTGAAAGGATACTACTATGTCTAAACTTACTATTAACGAAGCTGCGGTAAATGGTTACACGCACGTTTACACCGCTGATTTTAATGACCTCATTACAATCGGCAACGGTGGACAAGCTACTATCGCCGTAGTGCCTGCTGGTGCTGCTGTTGAGCTTGTTACCGTCCTTGAAAAGACTGCTTTCGCCGGAACGACTTCGCTCGTTATCGACGTTGGCACAACTGGCGGCGATCCTGACGAATACATCGACGCTCTCGATGTTGACGCTATGACCGTTCCTGTCAGCAACACTGGTGATGTATTCACGGGCGCACAGTCTCAGGCTGTAGGCGTTGCTGCTGACACTCCAGTTCTCCTTGAGGTGACCGATGCTGCTATTGCATCTGCTACCGCTGGTGAGATCGTTGTTGGTCTGCGTATCGCTGATCTGTCGCAGTTCTAAGGACTAGCACAACAAATAGTTGTTAAAATGGGGGTATAGCTTCGGCTATGCCCCTTTTTTGTTTTTGCGACTATGGAACTAATTACGAATATCCCAAGATACAGCGATG